GACCTGGCCGCGGGACTGGGTTACTCCGTCAAAGAGCTACAGCGCGAAGTATCGAGCTGTGACTTCATCGATTGGCAGGCATATCAGCGCAAACGCGGGCCGCTCGGCCCGCAACGATGGGATATCTATGTGGCGATGATCCTGGCGGCTCTCTCCGCGGTAGCGGGTAACCGCGAGGCGCGCGCCTCTGATTTCCTGCCCCGCTGGCAGCCCGAACCCGAGACATCGGACGAGGAGTTCGATCGCATGTTGACCGAGCTTGGAGCGGCAGATGACGACGGTAGTTGAGGATCTGGTCGTCAAGCTCACGGGGGATATAACCGGCCTGTCGTCATCCATGACGGGGGCCGGTTCCTCGCTGGACGGCGTATCCACCAAGAGCTCCAACCTCCAGAAAGCACTCGGGCTCATCGGTCCCGCCGTTGGGGCGGGGATAGGGCTCGCGTTCGGCGCTGCCCTACAGATGGGCCAGCAGCTCGACGCGGCGACACAGAAGCTCGCCGCCGATACCGGGCTCTCCGGCGACGCCCTCAAACAGCAGAGCCAGGCCATCGACTCCCTGTACCAGAGCAACCTCCAGTCGATGGATACCATCGAGGCATCGCTGGCCCAGGTTATCTCGGGGTTCGATCTCTCCGGGCAGGCAGCCGATGACCTGACACAGAAGATGCTCAATTATGAAACCGCGACGGGCCAGGGCTCCGATGCCGTCAAGGCTATCAAGATGGATATAGACGCTTGGAACCTGACGGCGGCCGACTCCACCACGATCATGGATCAGTTGGTCGCGAGCCACCAGAAGTACGACACCACGGTCGGCGACATGCAGACCGCGTTGCAGAAGATCGCCCCGGCGATGCAGGCGATGGGCATGTCCGAAAAGGACGGCGTGGACCTGCTCAACCTCTTCGCCAGCGCCGGCATCGACTCCACAAAGGCGGCGACGGGCCTCCAGACGGCCGTCAAGAACCTCCAACCCGGCCAGAATCTCAACGATCTTATTGTCCAGATCAGCTCGATAAAAGACCCGCTCGAACGGGCTCAGGCTGCCGGTAAGGTATTCGGCACGCGGCTCGGATCGCAGATGGCCGACGCGCTGCAGCCAGGCATCACGTCTCTCGATCAGTTCGCCACGTCTTCATCCGATACCGTAGGGGCATCGGATAAAGCAGCCGCGGCCATCGAAGACGATTGGGGCAACCGCGCCACGCTCGCGCTGCATCAGGTTGGCGGGGCGCTCGCCTCGGTAGGGGCGCAGTTTGGCCCCTTGCTCTCCGCTGCTGCTATTGCCGGACCGGGCATTACGAAGGCAATCACGACCGGGCTCGGCGGGCTGGCGGGCATGCTAATTCCGAAGCTCCTGGAACAACTCGGGCTCACTGTCCCTGCCGCAGTGGCGGGGGGCACGGCGCAGGGCGCCGCGGCGGGCGCGGCGGCAGTCACCGCCGAGGCGGCGGCGGTCGCCGGCGGCGGTTCCGTCATGGAGGCGGCCTTCGCCGCCGAGGCACCCGAGGCAGCGGCGGCTGGAACACTGCTCGGGTCGGCGGTAGGCGCGGCGGCGCTCGTGGCCATCCCGGCGGCGCTCATCGCGGGCGGGCTCGGACTCGGCGCGATCCTCGGCAACCTCTCCGTGATGATCGCCGGCAAGGCTCCGCTACAAACCGCCGGGGGCGTAAACCCAATCAGCGGACAGCAGTACGGCGTGAACCCGATCTTGCCGGTAGCGCCAACTGATACCTCAGCGGCCTCGGCTCAAGCAGCAAGGGCTCAGCAAGCACAAACTGACGCGATGGTTGCGGCTCAATTGACAGCCGATCAGCCGCTCATCACCGGGGCCGCGGAGACCACTTTCAGCGGCGAGACGTTCGCGATGCAGGAAGCGGGCGTGGCGTCGGTACAGGCGCTCAACAAAGGCATCGACGACCAAGTGACCGCGATCCACACCGCTCGCACGGCCCTGGCCTCGGCATGGACCGATGCTCTGAGCGACAGCACGGCGGCACAGACGATCGGCTACCGGGAGCAGGCGGCCCTCGCGGATATCTCCGATACACAGAAGGCACTCGCGGATAAGGCGACATACGCCAAACTCTCGACCCAGCAGAAGGACGCGCTGCACGAGCAACTCCTGACGCAACAGGCGGCCTATGTCACGCTGCTCGAAGAATCCACGAACTACGGGACGGACAACCAAAAGGCGATCGCGTTGGCCACGCTGCTCCAGAGCAAGGCGCTCAAGGACGGCTTAGCAAGCACTGATCCCGACACGGTGGCAGTGTGGCAGAAGGTCCAGACTGACACAGAAGCGGCGCTCGCCACGCTAGAGGCCACCATGAGGGCGGGCGGCGCGTCCGCCTCTGCGGCGTTTATCGCGTCCTTAGCAAACCCAGCCGCTATTGTCGGTGTGTCAAGTGTTGCGGGCGGTGGAGGATTAGATCGCCTCAACTCCTCCTCCTCTGGTACGGTGCCGCATTACCAGCACGGCACGTCCTTTGTCCCCTATGACCAACTCGCCTATCTCGACCAGGGCGAGGCGGTGACCACCGCGGCGCAGAACCGCTCGGGAGGGGCAGGGGTCACCGTGAATATCTACAATCCGACGCCGGAGCCCGCCAGCAACTCGATCCAACACGAGCTGTTGATGCTCGCCCACGTCGGATATCTGGGAGGCTAGGATGGCCCGCCTAAACCAATGGAGTTTCCGGGGCCAGATCCTCAACAGTCCATATGTAAGGGTCCGGCAGATCACCGGAGCGTTCGGGCTGCCGCCGCTCCGTGGGACTGACTTCGTTACGATGGGCAAGACGGGCCAGCTCTTCGTTCCGAAGGTCGCCGACTCCCGTAAGATCAGCCTGGAGATACTGGTCCGAGACAACGGGACCGGCATAGCGCGGGTGATCTTCGACCAGTTCGCCGTGCTGTTCGCGGATCGCACGCAAGGCGCCCTCGCGAACATCCTCGACTCGGGCACGCGCTCCGGCACAGCGGAAGTCGTGCAATGGCTGCCGCAGGACATGGGCGTCGGCGGGACCGTGTTCAAGGGCATCGTGGACTTCAATCTCGCTTACCCGTGGCTCTCCGGAGTTACGGTGAGCGGAAATGTCATTCCGGGGAACACCGTTATCTTCTCTACGCCCGTCTCTAACAACTTCTCGTCACGCTCGAGCTATACCTTAGTCGTATCGAGCGTGACGAGCGGCCAGCCGATCTTCGTGGGCTCGGGCTGTGGCGGCCATAACGTGTCGAGCATCTCCGACAACTTCTCAACCCCGTACTCTTGGACGCAGGTGGAACACACCACCCAGAGCGATCTTTGGATCGGGACCGGTGGAGTGGGTAGTTCCGGGACGATCACGGTAACCTACGGTGGAGCCTACCTCATCGGCGGTTTCGCGGTCTCGTGCGTGGGCGCATCGACCAGCGCGGGGCTTGGGGCCGTGGACGTGCATCAGAACACAACGGGGTCCTCCAGTCCCTGCTCGATAACCTGCCAGGCGACGGCCACCGGCGAAGGCATGGTCGCCACGGGGTACCTCCCGTCTAATATCACCTCTGGCCCGCCGGCGCCGTGGATAGATGCCACCGCAACCTATTACACTGCTACCCTTGGGGGGCTTGCCACCTACAGCTCTGCTCCGAACGGCTCGGCTCTCACCGCAACCTGGACGGTGGCCCCCGCTAGTTCCTGGGGGCTTTCAGCGGCCATCGTGAAGGGCGCGGGCGGAGGAGGGGCGGCGAGCCTTACGCTGACCAACCCCGGCACGGTTATCGCCGAGAACATGACCATTGATATCCTCGGACCGATCGTGGACCCGCAGATCGTCAACACAACCAACGGTGTCAGCCTTAGTTATGCTGGGACGGTTTCTGCTGCGACTCACCTCGTGATCGATACGGGGGCGTACACGGTGCTGAACAACGGCGCCAATTCGGTAGGGTATCTCGCCCATTCGGGGGCCATGCCGTTCATGACGCTACTCCCCGGCGCGAACGTTCTCTCTGTGTCCGGGGCGAGCGCGACCGGCAGCTCTCTCGTAACCGTCACTTTCGCGGCGCCCTATGAGTGAGCCATGACGACAATAGCCAAGTTCTATTGGCACGCCGCTACTAGCGGTGATGCGGGGACGCTGCCGACTGCGAAGGTCAGCGCCTACGTCGTTGATGGCACTTCGTCTACCGCCAATACGAATATGGCGATGGACGCGACCAAAGGCGCGTCCCAGGCGAGCAGTGCCGCCAGCGGAAGTGCCGCAGGCCACACTGCTTTCAACCAGCGATTCGTCAGCGCCCCGATAGCCGCTCAGACAATCAGCGGCACCGTCACCGTTTCGGTCGGCGAGGCGCAAGCTCAAAGCACATACAAGCCGCAATTCACCGTCTATCTGGCGCTCTGGCGCCCGTCCACCGGCGCCAAGGTGGGAGATCTGTATTCAGGGGCCAGCATGTCCCAGGGCGGCGCCGGAACGACGGAGCAGGCTCTCTCTTCCGGTGCGCTGACGCTCACTTCTCAAACTGCGCTCGATGGCGACATCATCGTCGTCGAGGTCTACGGATCGAGCAATTACTCCTCGGATACGACGTGCACCACCTACTACGACGGGACCACCGAGAGTTCGACCACCTCAAACGCCGCGTTCGCCAACTTCTCTGCCGCCGTCACGATGTACAACAACGTCGTCACCGCTTCCGCCGCCACCGCCACAGGAACCGGCGCCGCTCTAGACGCGACTGTCATCGCCTACGGCGTCACCACCGCCCCCGCCGCCACCGCTACAGGTACGGGCGCCGCGCTACAGCCCACAGTCAGCGCCTACAGCGTCACTACCGCGCCCGCTGCCACCGCCACAGGAACCGGCGCCGCGCTAAACGCCACAGTTAGCACCTCCGGCGTCACCGCTTCCGCCGCCACCGCGACAGGAACCGGCGCCGCGCTCTCTCCGACTGCCACCTTCTCTGCCGCCGCTGGGCTGGCGACAGGCACCGGCGCTGGGCTCGCTCCGAGCCCACATATCACGCCCTCGTCCGGGCTTCCCGCCGGAACCGGCGCGGCGCTCGCGCCTACGGCGACGCTCGTAACCCAATCCTCACTCGCCACAGGTACGGGCGCCGCGCTAGACGCCACAGTCAATATCTATCAGACTCCACCCCCTACCGTCACGAGCACCGCGGGGTACCTCGAAGTCTCCGTCTGGGATGGTTACTCGACCATCACGGAGCTCGCTATTCTCGACGGAGTAGGCACGGTCAAGTGGACCGATGTCCTGGGAGATGTGGGCTCCGGCTCGTGCGAATTATCGGCGTACGATCCGAAAGTGAGTTACGTTTCGGAAGGGAACCTCATCAAGGTTAGCCTCGGCGGACAGTACGTATTCGACTGGTTCATCGAAGCGCCCGTGCTACAGGCGGGCGAGGCGGCGGACTTCAAGTGGACTCTCGCCGGTAGCAGCGTGCTTTCGTATTTAGATTACGCCGTTGTTTACCCCTCGGGCTGGCCGAGCAGTCCCACGGGGACTTCGCGCCCGTGGTCCAGCGCGACGTTCGGAACGATCCTGAATACCCTGCTGAGCGAGGCGCAGGGCAGGGGCACGCTCGGCGCCATGACGTGGG